CGTAGAAAGAATAAAAAAGATCCAAATCCAAATAGATCAGGGAAGGCAATTAACGTGAAGACTGAAGAATTTACAACCTTGCCACTCCAAGTTGAAATCCCAAATAATATTAGGGATTTTAATCTAGGACTTATGTTCCGTGAAAGTTTGGATATTAATAGTGGAATGCTATTCATCTTTGATGAAGTTGCAGAGCAGTCTTTCCATATGACAGAAACAAAAATTCCTCTTGATATTGCATTCATTACAGAGGAAGGTATTATTGAAAGCATCAAAGAATTAGAACCATATGAGGAAAGTCCAATTGCTTCTGATGGAGAAGTAATTTGTGCTTTAGAAGTAAACCGTGGATGGTTCGCAGAAAATAATGTAGAAGTAGGTGATGAGATCGACATTGATGAAGCAGCGGGAGAAAAAGACGCTTGCTATCATAAGGTCAAGTCACGTTACTCTGTATGGCCAAGTGCATATGCGTCAGGAGCACTAGTCAAATGCAGAAAAGCAGGGGCAAAGAATTGGGGTAATAAAACCAAAAAGGAAGAATTTGAACTTGATACATCGGAATCCGAACTCGATGAAGCATGTTGGAAAGGTTATGAAAAGAAAGGTATGAAGACCATGTTTGGAAAGAGATATCCAAACTGTGTTAAGAAAACCAAGAAAGAAGAAGTTGAACTCATTGATGAAAAGAAAGGATGCAACCACACTCATGAAGGTGAAGACTGTCCTATTCATGGAATGTCTCCATGCGATAAACCTAGAGGTGGAGACGGTGGTAAACCAGGTCCCGATAAAAATTATGTAAAACCAATGAGTGAAGCAGTTAGATTGCCATCTAAAACGGGCAATATTATTATGACATCTCTCAACTGGAGAGGTAGATATTATGTTCTTAGAATGTTCTTCCCTTCCACTAGAGTCCCTACTAGAGCAGAAGTACAGATTGAAGTAGACAAAGTTTATCCTGGCGCAAGAGTACAAAGTTACCAAACCGCCGATTATGTCCCAGGACAACCATTGCTCCAAGTTGCAGAAGGAGCAGCATGGACAAGAAAATCAGGAAAAAATAAAGAAGGTGGACTCAACGAAAAAGGACGAAAGTCTTACGAAAGAGAAAATCCAGGATCTAACCTTAAAGCACCAAGCAAGAAGGTTGGAAATCCCCGTAGGGCATCGTTTTGCGCCAGAATGAAAGGAATGAAGAAGAAACTAACATCTTCTAAAACAGCAAGCGATCCAGATAGCAGAATCAATAAGTCTCTTAGAAAGTGGAATTGCTGAGGTTAGAACATGAGTGATAATGTATATCTTGGTAATCCTAACCTAAAAAAAGCAAATACTGCAATCGAGTTTACTCAAGAGCAAATTCTTGAGTTTATGCGATGCAAAGAAGATCCCGTTTATTTTGCTAACAAATATATCAAAATTGTTTCTCTTGACGAGGGTCTAACCCAGTTTCATCCATATCATTTTCAAGAGAAGTTAATCAATAACTTTCACAATAATAGATTTAATATCTGTAAGATGCCACGCCAGACTGGTAAGTCTACTACTGTGGTATCATATCTTTTACATTATGCTGTATTTAACGATAGTGTCAACATTGGCATTTTGGCAAACAAAGCAGCAACAGCAAGGGAACTTCTTGGTAGGTTACAAACTGCATATGAGAACTTACCCAAATGGATGCAGCAGGGTATTATTGCATGGAACAAAGGATCTCTGGAGTTAGAAAATGGCAGTAAGATATTGGCAGCTTCTACGTCTGCAAGTGCTGTCCGAGGCATGTCGTTCAACATTCTCTTCCTCGACGAATTCGCATTCGTTCCAAACCATGTTGCAGACTCGTTCTTTGCATCTGTTTATCCTACTATTACTTCTGGTCAAAACACCAAAGTAATTATTGTATCAACTCCTCATGGTATGAATCATTTCTACCGTATGTGGCATGATGCAGAGAAAGGTAAGAGTGAATATATCCCTACAGATGTCCACTGGTCAGAAGTTCCAGGTAGAGATGAGAAATGGAAGAAGACAACAATTAAGAACACATCGGAAGCACAGTTTAAGGTTGAGTTTGAGTGTGAATTTTTAGGATCAGTCAATACTCTGATTGCTCCAAGCAAGTTGAGGACTTTAGTTTACGATAATCCAATACAAAGAAATGCTGGATTAGATGTATATGAGAATCCAATACAAGATCATGATTATGTAATGACAGTTGACGTTGCAAGGGGAGTCGGTGAAGACTATTCAGCATTTGTTTGCGTTGACATTACAGAATTTCCTCATAAGATAGTTGCAAAATATAGAAACAATGACATTAAACCAATGCTATTTCCAAATATCATTTATGAGATAGCAAAGAGTTATAATAGTGCCTATATCTTATGTGAAGTTAATGACATTGGTGATCAAGTTGCAAGTATTTTACAATATGATCTTGAGTATCAAAATCTTCTTATGTGCTCTATGAGAGGTAGAGCAGGTCAAATTGTAGGACAAGGATTCTCTGGTAAGAAAACTCAATTGGGAGTTAAGATGTCCAAGACTGTAAAAAAAGTTGGATCACTTAATCTTAAAACTCTTATAGAAGAAGATAAAGTTATATTTAATGATTATGAGATTATTTCTGAGTTAACAACATTCATATCAAAACATAATTCATTTGAGGCAGAAGAAGGATGCAACGATGACCTTGCAATGTGTCTTGTCATATATGCATGGTTAGTCCAAATGGACTACTTTAAAGAGTTGACAGATCAAGATGTTCGTAAGAGATTATATGAGGAACAAAAAAATCAAATAGAACAGGACATGGCACCATTCGGATTCTTAAATGATGGACTAGATGATAGTAGTTTTGTTGATGGTGAAGGGGATACTTGGTTTAAAGCAGACGAATATGGCGATAGATCTTTTATGTGGGAATATCGGTAATGGATCTTGATGGTCAAATAAAACTTGGTCACCTTTTACTACAAGATAGAAAATGTAGAACCTGTGAAATAGCAAAAAATCTAATCGATGGATTTTATAGAACAAGAAAAGATAGAGGACCAGTAGCATCTTCATATTCTTATGAATGTAAGGACTGCACTATTAAGAGGGTCATAGAATCTAGAAAGAACAAACCAGACATACCATATGATCCTATCCCAAGATTAGGACCAGATATTTACCCTGATTGGTGATTCACGTCAAGTTTCCCCTGTGAAAAGTAAGTTTTTAATAAATATTTTCAGTTAAACATGAGACCACGGAGAAAAAAACATGGCGACTCCTCAATTGTCTCCAGGCGTATTAGTCCGGGAGGTTGACCTTACAGTAGGAAGAGCTGAGAACGTATTAGATAATATCGGAGCGATTGCGGGACCTTTTGCAATTGGACCTGTTGACGAACCAATTGATATCAGCACTGAGCAAGACCTCATCAGTACGTTTGGTAAGCCAATATCTACAGATGCTCAATATGAGTACTGGATGAGTGCATCAAACTATCTTACCTATGGAGGAGTCCTTAAGGTTGTAAGAACAGACGATACTCAACTGAACAATGCTAACGCAGGTGTTGGTATTGCTTCAACAACATCTTTAAAAATTAATAACTACGACGACTATCAGCAGAACCATAAGGAAAGTGACAATACTTTCACTTATGCTGCTAAGAACCCCGGTGCTTGGGGCAACGGTTTAAAAGTCTGCTACATCGATGATTTTGCAGATCAAACTGTTGGTATAGCAACCACTTCTCTCAGTCAAATCGGAGCACAAATCGGATTTGGAGTTACTGCTTCCCTGAGTGGAGTTGTAATTCCTGGAACTGGAACCACCTCTGAATTCACTGGATTCCTGAAAGGAATCATCACGGGTCTGACGACGGACACTAGTGGTAATTCTAGTACAATTGACATCAAAGTTGTTTCTCGCGTAGAAACTGTCGGTACTGGATCTACCGAAACCAAAATCAATTATGCAGAGGGAACTTCCTTCGCAGCATTCGGAACTGGAACAGGACTGAACGTTGTCAACAACTCTGGTGTTAATACCACGGGCATAATTCCTAATCAGGTATATACACCTGGAACTGCAGTTGACTGGTATGATCAGCAAACGCTTGGTTTAAGCAACTCCACTCTGTTCTGGAAGTCCATCGCTCCAAGACCTACGTCTAACGTCTTTGTAACCGATAGAAACGGTAAGAACGATGGTATCCACGTTGCTGTCGTTGATGATACTGGAAGTATTACTGGTATCAAGGGTAATCTGATTGAGAATTTCCAGAATCTCTCCAAAGCAGGAGATGCTATCTCAGATTACAACGCTCCTACTAAGAACTACTACAAAGACTACATTGCAGACTTCTCTGCAAATGTATACTCTGGATACAATCTTTCATCTGGTATCACTACCAGTGGCGGTTCTACTTGTGTACCTAGAGCATCTGGATTCTCGACCGACTTTACTCCAGTTACAACTGGCGATGGTCTCTTTGGACTTGATTCGCAGGATGTAACCTTCTCTGTTCTCGGCAATAAAACCTTCACCCTTGGTGGTGGTGTTGACTATTCCGCAGCAAACGGAATGAAGGCAGAACTTTCTAGCCTCATCACTTCTTACGAACTCTTCTCTAATAAGGATGAGATCGAAGTAGATTATCTGATCATGGGTCCTGGTTGTATCAATGAGTCTGATTCACAGGCAAAAGCAAACTACATCATCTCTCTTGCAAATGCAAGAAAAGATTGTGTTGCGGTTGTTGGTCCCCACAGAGCAAACTTGGTTAACATTACCAACACCACGACTCAAACAAACAACTTAATTAATTACTTTGCTCCAATTCAATCGTCTTCATACGCGATCTTTGATAGTGGATACAAGTATCAGTATGACAGATTTAACAACATCTTCCGTTATGTACCATGTAACCCAGATGTTGCTGGTCTGATGACTCGCACAAACTTAGTTGCATTCCCATGGTTCTCGCCTGCCGGACAGCAGCGTGGAGTTATCAACAACTCGGTTAAACTTGCATACAACCCAACCAAAGCACAAAGAGATAAACTGTATCCTAACAGAGTTAACTCCTTTATCACTACACCTGGTATCGGAACACTTCTGTTTGGAGACAAGACCGCTCTTGGATATCCTTCCGCGTTTGACAGAATTAACGTTCGCCGTTTGTTCCTCACTATTGAGCAAGCACTTGAGAGAGCAGCACAAGCTCAACTCTTTGAACTCAATGATGAGTTAACGAGAGCAAACTTCAGAAATATCGTTGAACCATTCTTGCGTGATATTGAAGCGAAGAGAGGACTCTACGGATTCTTGGTTATTTGTGATAGTACAAATAACACTCCTGATGTTATTGATAATAATGAGTTCAGAGCAGACATCTTCTTGAAACCTGCTAAGAGCATCAACTACGTAACCCTCACCTTTGTTGCTACCAGAACTGGCGTCAGTTTTGAAGAAGTAGCAGGTAGAGTTTGATTATATTATTATCTAAATAACAATAAGGAGAATTAAAAAATGGCACACTCACTTACCGACTTTAAATCAAAACTTGTAGGGGGCGGCGCTCGCCCCAATCTATTTGAGGTCGAAATCACACCTGGCGATCTTCCCACAGGAGTCGCCAAATATGATGGAGATGTTTTTAAATATATGTGTAAAGCAGCAAACCTTCCTGCTTCTAATGTAGCTTCGATTGATGTTCCTTTTAGAGGACGTACTTTCAAAGTTAATGGTGACCGCACATTTGATAACTGGACCATTACTGTCATTAACGACATTGATTTCAAAATCAGAAGAGCATTTGAAGAATGGACACAGTTTGTTGCTAACTATCAAGAAGCATCTGGTGCAACCGATCCTCAATCTTATATGAGATCTGCTACCGTTAAGCACTTAGGCAGGAAAAAGTCTAACATTGGTTACGGTGAAAACAACTCTAAAGGCGAAGGTCTTAAGCCTATTGCCCAATATAAATTTGCGGACATTTTTCCAGTTAACGTTTCTGCAATTGATCTTTCTTATGATACCACAGATACTATTGAAGAGTTTACTGTAGAATTTGCAGTTAACTACTGGTATCCTGAGAAGGTTTGATATCTAGTCTAAATAGTCTAAGGAAACTTAGATTCATATAGTCATGTCCAAGTTATTTGGGTTCTCAATAGAGGACACCGAACCACTATCTCCAAGTGCAGTCAGTCCTGTTCCTCCTAACAATGAGGATGGGTCTGACCACTATATGAGTAGTGGTTTTTTTGGTACTCATGTTGACATTGAAGGTGTTTTTAAGACTGAGTTTGATTTAATCAAACGATATCGTGAAATGTCGCTTCATCCAGAAGCAGATAGTGCAATTGAAGATATTGTAAATGAGGCAGTTGTCTCAGATTCAAACGATAGTCCTGTAGAAATAGAACTTTCAAATTTAAATGCCAGTGATGGTATTAAAACAAAAATTCGTAAAGAGTTTAAATATATTTTAGATTTATTGGATTTTGATAAAAAGGCACATGAAATTTACCGTAACTGGTATATTGATGGTCGTATCTATTATCATAAAATTATCGACTTAAAGAAACCTGAAGAAGGTATTCAAGAGTTGCGTTACATTGACGCTATGAAAATGCGTTATGTTCGACAACAAAAGAAAAAACCTGATGATGGTAGTGGTAGAAATAATTTATTAGTTAATTCTAGAAATGATAATCCTATGGATTATGACTTTCCAGAAATTGAAGAGTATTTTATTTACAATCCTAAGACTACATATGGGGGAAACCCTATGCAGTCCAGTGCAAATCAGGGAATTAAAATTGCTAGAGATGCAGTTACATATTGTACCTCTGGTTTAGTAGATAGAAATAAGGGATCAACTCTTTCATATCTACACAAAGCAATTAAGTCACTCAATCAACTTCGTATGATTGAGGATAGTCTTGTTATTTACAGACTATCAAGAGCACCAGAACGTAGAATTTTCTACATTGATGTTGGTAATCTTCCTAAGCAAAAGGCAGAACAATATCTACGTGATGTTATGATGCGTTATCGTAACAAACTAGTGTATGATGCAAACACCGGAGAGATTCGTGATGACAAAAAGTACATGGCAATGCTTGAGGACTTCTGGCTTCCCAGGCGTGAGGGTGGAAGAGGAACTGAAATCACCACTCTCCCTGGCGGACAAAACCTGGGTGAAATCACTGATATTGAGTATTTTAAAAAGAAACTCTACCGTTCACTTAACGTCCCTCCATCTAGAATGGATGGAGAAGGTGGGTTTAACTTGGGGAGATCTTCTGAGATCTTAAGAGATGAACTGAAGTTTACTAAGTTTGTTTCTCGTTTAAGAAAGAGATTCTCCAACATGTTTAATGACATGCTGAAGACCCAATTACTTCTGAAGAATGTAATTACTCCAGAAGATTGGAAGACCATGAGTGAGCATATTCAATATGACTTCCTCTATGATAATCACTTCTCTGAATTAAAAGAAGCAGAGTTGATGAATGAAAGATTGTCTCTAGCTGCAACTGCAGAACCATATATCGGTAAGTATTACTCTCAAGATTATGTTCGTCGTAAGATCCTACGTCAAACTGACATGGAGATTATTGAACAGGATAAACTGATCGAAAATGAAATTAAGAAAGGTATTATTCCTGACCCTGCTACTATTGATCCTTCAACAGGATTACCCTTTGCACCAGAAGGTGCTGGTGGTGATTTAGGTGCTCCAGTGATGGAACCCGAAATTGATGGATCTGCCACCGAGGCACCAGAATTGCCCAAGGGTGGTGAAATATAAATAAATCTAGTTGTTTACTATACAATTCCAAATGGATGACCTTTTAGATATGATGATTGCTGACGAGTCACCATCTCAAATCAGTGATGCTCTTAAAGATATACTATATGCGAAGTCGGCAGAAAGACTTGATGCTTTCCGCCCGATAGTAGCAAATGGTATGTTTGCTGGAGAAGATCCTATTGAAGTTGAAGATGAAGAAATTGAATCTACGGATGAAGTTTGATGGGGTATATTCGCCACGACGCAAATAATGATCCGGCAGTTCCACAACCAGGATTTACAACTGTCACTGGTCTTGGCGGAACCACTGGTTGGTCCACTGTGACCTATGAAAACTTCAATACCGATTATCTTGCATACACGTATAATAGTGCTGCAGGAATTGGAACCAGAACACCATCAGCATATCAACGCCACGATGAAAGCAATAATCCAGTCGGAATTGGTTCATATCAAAGGCATGATATCGATAATAACCCAGTAACAAGTCCATAACTATAAATAAAGAATAAAGACCTGTTTTCACGATGAAACTAATCAGAGAAGAAATAGAATCAGTTGAATTCCTTGTCGAACAAAAGAACGGCAAGAAATCAATGTATATTGAAGGAGTATTCCTCCAAGGAAACATTAAAAACCGTAATGGTCGTATGTATCCTATGGAGACTCTCCGTAAAGAGGTTGGTCGTTATAATGAAAACCATGTTCAAGCAGGTAGAGCACTTGGCGAACTTGGTCACCCTGACGGTCCTACTGTTAATCTCGATAGAGTTTCCCATAAGATTGTCTCTTTGAGAGAGTCTGGTTCTAACTTTATTGGTAAGGCAAAGATTCTTAGCACTCCTATGGGTATGATTGCACAGTCACTTATCGGTGAAGGTGTAAAACTCGGAGTTTCTTCTCGCGGTATTGGTTCTTTAAAGATGACCCGTGAAGGTGTCAATATAGTTGGCGATGATTTTATGTTGGCAACTGCAGCTGATATTGTTGCTGATCCATCTGCTCCCGATGCATTTGTTGAGGGAATCATGGAAGGTAAAGATTGGGTATGGGATGGAGGCATTCTTCGTGAAAAGTTTGCTGAAAAAACATACAGGCAAATCAATACCCTTATAGATAAAAAACAATTAGATGAGAATAAGTTAAACTTATTCAATGACTTCTTATCTAATCTTTAGTTTTATAAATAAATATAGTTTTAATACGGAAAAAACGGAGAGTTCAAATGTCTCGTGGCAAAAAATTACAAGAAATGGACGTAAAGACACAGCAATCCCGCACCGCTGTTAATGCTGGGGCAAAACCTGCTGATCCCATGCCTACTATGGCAGATCCAGGAACCCAGTTAGCGAGTGTGGAGGATCTTGGTGGTCCCACCCCAGAAAATTACAAGTCTGATGATGATTCAGCAAAGCTGAAGACTCCAGGCGGAACCCTTAAGCAAGTTAAGGATGTAGTAACTAAAGGTGCAGGTAAAGCAGACCCCATGAAAGGCATGAAGGAAGAAGAAGAAGTTTCATCTGAAGAAACCATCGAAGAGGAAGAAGTTTCCACTGAAGATGTAGTTTCGGAAGAAGAGACTGAAATCGTTGCCGAGTATGATGTCGAAGAAGATGTCAATGCTCTTCTCGGTGGCGAGGAACTCTCCGAAGAATTCAAAGAAAAGGCAAAGACCATCTTTGAAGCAGCAATCAACGCTAAGGTTGTTGGTATTAAAGAAGAACTAGAAGCAGCATACCAAGAAAAATTTGCAGAAGAAGTTGCTGCTGCTAAAGAGTCACTCGCAGAGCGTGTTGATTCTTATCTTGAGTATGTCTCGGACGAGTGGTTTGAAGAAAACGCACTCGCCATTGAGGCAGGTCTCAAGACTGATATGACCGAATCATTCCTTGAAGGAATGAAGGGTCTTTTTGAAGAACATTATGTATCAATCCCTGAAGATAAGTATGATGTACTTGAGAGCATGGTAGAAAAACTTGATGATATGGAGACAAAACTCAACGAGCAGATTGAGAAGAATATCAATTTAAACGGTCGCCTCTCTGAAGCAACCGCTGATAGTATTCTTGATCAAGTTTCTGAAGGACTCGCGTCTACTCAGAAAGAGAAGCTCGCCTCACTTTCCGAAAGTGTAGAGTTTGAAAGTGAAGCACAATATCGTGACAAATTGGAAACCCTCAAAGAGTCGTATTTCAACTCTAAGAAAGAGTCTTCCAATGCTAAGTCCGAAACCCTTTCTGAAGGTGTAGATCATGCAGGATCTGAGTCTTACTCTGATTCTATGGCTGCTTATCTCAGAACCCTAGGTTCTTTCGGAAAGCAAAACTGAATTTAAAATTAAATCAAACGTAAACATTACACTTAAAGCAAATGTTCCAATCCGAACAGTTGCAGGAAAAGTGGGCACCCCTTCTAAACGCTGAAGGATGCGATAAGATTCAAGATTCTCATCGTAGAGCTGTCACCGCTGTCCTGCTCGAAAACCAAGAAAAATTTATGCGTGAGCAGTCTGCCTTCGATCAAGGCGGAATGCTTACCGAGCAACCAACGAACCAAGTAGGCAACGGTGGATTCACCGGTTCCTCTGCTGCTGCAGGTCCTACTGCTGGTTTCGACCCCGTTCTGATCTCCTTGATCAGACGCTCTATGCCTAACCTGGTCGCATATGACCTCGCAGGCGTTCAACCAATGAGCGGACCTACTGGACTCATCTTCGCGATGCGCTCCCGTAAGACCGATCAGTCTGGAAGCGAGACCTTCTTCGATGAAGTCGATTCCGCGTTCTCTGGACAACCCGCAGGACTTAACAACGCAAACGGATTCTCCGACGTTGCTGCTGGTCTTGGTACTACCAGTCAGTCTGGTACTAATCCTGGTGTCCTGAACCCAACCGGTTCCGCTACCTCTACTGCCTACGATGTAGGTCAGGGTATGCGTACCGATACTGCTGAAGCACTTGACGGAACTGGTGCAACAGCATTCAACCAGATGGCATTCTCGATCGAGAAAGTCACTGTAACCGCCAAGTCAAGAGCTCTGAAAGCAGAGTACTCCTTGGAACTGGCACAAGACCTTAAGGCAATCCACGGTCTTAACGCTGAAGCAGAACTTGCTAACATCCTCTCTACTGAAATCCTTGCGGAAATCAACAGAGAAGTCATCAGAACCATCTATAAGGTTGCTGAACAAGGTGCTGCTACTAACGTTGCAACCCAAGGTGAGTTTGACCTTGACATCGACTCAAACGGACGTTGGTCTGTTGAGAAGTTCAAAGGTCTTCTTTTCCAAATCGAGAGAGATGCAAACCGCATCGCCCAAAGAACTCGTAGAGGAAAGGGCAACATCATCATGTGTTCTGCTGACGTTGCGTCTGCACTGACCATGGCTGGTGTGCTCGACTACACCCCCGCACTCAACGCTAACCTTAACGTTGATGACACGGGTAACACCTTCGCTGGTGTTCTGCAAGGTAAGTATCGTGTCTATATCGATCCTTATTCTGCAAACTCTGCTGCTAACCAGTACTACGTTGTTGGTTATAAGGGTTCTTCCCCTTATGACGCAGGTCTGTTCTATTGCCCTTACGTTCCCCTCCAAATGGTTCGTGCTGTTGGAGAGAACTCCTTCCAGCCCAAAATTGGCTTCAAGACTCGTTATGGTCTTGTTTCCAACCCATTCGCAGAAGGAACCACTCAGGGACTTGGACGCCTCCGCGTCAACAGCAACCGCTACTATCAGCGCGTTACTGTCAAGAACCTCATGTGATCCGTATTCACATATACATACTGGAGGGTCTTCGGACCCTCTTTTTTTATGCTAAATAAAAATATAGAAAACTATTAAAAAATGGCATATCACATTAAAAAACCTAGTTTAATTAATTCTAGTGTAAACGTTTATTATACTGGCAATAGAAGATGGACCGATGATTTTTCTGAGAGAAAAGTCTATGCTAGTGATCCTTCAAGTGACATGAGTAACTCTGATGGGAAAAATGGTGGATGGACAGGCGCTACTGTTGTTAGCGAATAATAATGCCTGATACTTCATCTAGGCAAATTGAGAATAGAAATTTTCTATCTCCAACAGGATTTAAGTTTCTCCTGAAGAGAAGTCCTCAAGTTGCGTTTTTTTGCAATCAAGCAAACATCCCATCAATGGATATGGGAACAGCAATACAAGCAACTTACCTGAGAGATCTTGATATCCCAGGAGACAAAGTTCAGTTTGGAGATTTGACCATTCGATTCTTGGTCGATGAAGATCTTGGTAATTTTATGGAAATCCAGAAATGGATACGTGGATTAGGATATCCCGAATCTGAAAAGGATATTATAGATCTTCAAAAACTTGGACCAGGTGATGTTAGTGGAAGATACGCAAATGAAGGATTTAACATCTATTCAGATGCTACTCTTCAAATTTTAAGTAATAATCTGGTTCCTAAGTTTCAAGTTTTCTTTAAAGATGTATTTCCAACTTCCCTTTCAACTGTTACTTTCGATGCAACTGATACAGATATCGAATACTTTACAGCAGAGGTAAGTTTCAAGTATACTATGTACAATATAGTTGATATGCAAAATCGTCCTTTATGATTGATCTTGATAAACTTCAGGAGATTTGGGAAAAAGATTCAAAAATAGATAGAGATAATCTACATGAAGAATCTTTAGGAATTCCTTCTCTCCATGCGAAGTATTTTGAAATGTACAACACTATCTTTCTAATGAGAAAGAAAGCAGAGCAACAAAGAAAGAATATCAGACATGAACGTTATGAATACTTCAGTGGTAAAGCTGACCCTGATGTCTACGTAGATAATCCTTTTCCCAAAAAAATTCGTGATAAAGATACCATGCAGAAGTATCTTGACGCTGATGAAAAATTATCTACAGTATGTTTAAAGATTGATTATTATGATACGATGCTTGTCTATATCGAGAGCATACTGAAGCAGATAACTAATCGCACATACCAAATCAAAAACGCAATAGAGTTTATGAGATTCAACGCTGGATTAGGATAATGAACGATGAGTTCGAACCAAGTCAAGAGTTTGATTACACAGTTAGTTTGACCATAGAGGATATTCATCTCTTACATCACTGTGTTTTGAAAAGAATTGAAAATTGGGAAGGTTCTCCTGCTAGACATCCAATGGAACAGGAGCACCTTTGGTATTTGAGAGATTCTTTGTATAGAATGGTATTAGAATATAAGTTTGAGAATCTGTAATAAATATTATTAGATGAATGGGTCTACGTGATTGATACGACTGCCAATCTTGTTATATCTAAATCAAACGAAGTATTTTTAAAAATTAATACAGAACCTCATATAGAATACGAACTTAGAGACCACTTTAAGTTTGAGGTTCCGAATGCAAAATTTATGCCACAGTATCGTGGAAGGAATTGGAATGGAGAGATTCACCTTTACGATATGCGGTCTAAACAGATCTATGTGGGTCTGTTAGATAAAATTGTATCTTTCTGCGATAACTACGGATATAGTTATAAGTTTGAAGATAATAAATTTTATGGTACTCCATATGAAGAGAATGATCATATCTCGATGGAGGGTGTCAAAGATTATATGAATTCTATTTGTTCTCACACTCCTCGCAAATACCAAGTTGAGGGAGTATACGGAGCTCTAAAGCACAATAGAAAGCTATTGATAAGCCCCACTGCTTCTGGCAAATCATTGATGATTTATTCTCTCGTAAGATACTACGTTGACCGAGGAGAAAAAATCCTTTTAGTTGTTCCCACGACATCTCTTGTAGAGCAGATGTACAAGGATTTTGTTGATTATGGTTGGGATGCTGATTCATATTGTCACCGTATCTATTCGGGTAAGGAAAAAAGTAATGAAGCTCCAGTGACAATTACAACTTGGCAATCTGTATATAAACTAGAGAGATCTTTCTTTGAAGACTATGGTGTCATTATAGGCGATGAGGCACATTTATTCAAGTCTAAATCACTCATTAACATCATGACTAAACTGCATCATGCTAAGTATAGATTTGGATTCACTGGTACTTTAGATGGCACACAGACGCATAAGTGGGTGTTAGAGGGACTGTTTGGACCATCATATAAAGTCACAAGAACTGATGAGTTGATGAGACAAGGACATCTTTCTCAGTTAGATATTCAGTGTCTTGTACTCAAACATGCACCACAAACGTTTGAAACTTATAATGATGAAATAGAGTATCTTATTTCTCATGAACAAAGAAATCGTTTCATTAAAAACCTTGCACTAGATATAAAGGGTAATACTCTTATTCTTTTTGCAAGAGTTGAAGCACATGGACAGATACTCTACGATAAGATAAATACTAACAAGAGTGAAGAACGTAAGGTATTTTTCGTCCATGGAGGAGTAGATGCAGAAGAAAGAGAACAAGTACGAGAGATAACCGAAAAAGAAAACAACGCTATCATTGTTGCTTCTTATGGAACTTTTAGTACAGGTATCAATATTAAAAAACTCCATAATGTTATCTTTGCCTCTCCAAGTAAGTCCAGAATCCGCAATCTTCAAAGTATTGGACGAGTTCTTAGAAAAGGAAAGGATAAAGTAAAAGCAACTCTGTATGACATATCAGATGATTGCTCTACAAAAAACAGAAGAAACTACACACTCAACCATTTTATAGAAAGAATCAAAACATATAATGAAGAAAACTTTAACTATGAAATAATCACTATTCAATTAAAGATATGATAGAAGACGATTTTTACTGTACATTAAAATTAAAAACTGGAGAGGAACTTTTTGCTAAAGTTGCTGCTTCAGAAGAAGAAGATAGAACGATGCTCATCGTTTCTAATCCAATCATCGTCGATGAAATTAAAAGTAAAATAGGTGTTGTTGGATATAAAATAGAACCCTGGTTAAAAACAACTACAGAGGATATGTTTATAATTAACTTAAATGATGTTCTCACTTTATCAGAATCATCTGATATAGAAATGATTATGATGTATCAAGATTATGTAAGGTCTTCTGACAAAACTAGTCCTAAAGAATCTAAGATTAATCGTAGAATGGGTAGAATCGGTAATGTTAATGATATAAAAGAAATCTTAGAAAAGTTATACAAGAGCAATAGCTAAGCCTTCCCTATCAACCCCCACAAAGGTATTCTACCGTATTTTAGATACTTGTCAAGTGTTTGCGGAAATGATATAATTAATAGATATTATGATATAAACTTATGATACGACCAATGGCAAAAAGAAAAAGGTCAGAACATTACGTTAACAATAAAGAGTTTTTGGCAGCACTTATCAAGTACCGTGAAGACAAAGAGATTGCCTTAATTAAAGGTCTTCCTAAACCCTGTATTCCCCGATATATTGGTGAGTGTTTTCTGAAGATTGCAAATCATCTATCATTCAAACCAAACTTCGTCAACTACATGTTTAAAGAAGACATGATCTCTGACGGAATTGAGAACTGTGTTCAGTACATACATAACTTTAACCCAGAGAAATCCCAGAATCCCTTTGCGTATTTCACTCAGATTATTCATTATGCTTTTCTGCGTCGTATTCAGCGAGAGAAAAGACAGTTAGAAATCAAGAACAAGATCATTGAGCGGTCTGGTTACAGTGAGGTGTTTGACGACAACAACACTCTTGACGGATCGAACTACA